ACGCCATTGATAACACGACCAATATCTGGCTTTCCATTTGGGGCCAGGGTTGTCGCAGTTGTGTCTTGCCCTGAAAGATTTTCTTCTCTCAGGATCGTCTCTTTTGATTTCCATATTAGGATCACCAAAAGTCACTTTTACCACATTACCCTTATCATTTTTTACATACACTCCAAACTTCTTCTTAGATCCAGAAGGTAGCCTAAAAGGGTTGTTAAGTTTTACTTTCTTACCCTGATGTTCGGACTCAGTAATCTCAAGTTCTTCGTATAATGATTCACACGTACAGTCGATGGAATCTTCCCTATGTTCTTTGAATGATTTCATTTCTTCTCTCCAAACACTTCGGCGAACTCATCATCGACTCGCTCGTGGATCTTTTTAATGCGTTGTGTATTAACATCGTTCAAAGCATTCATAACAGAATCAACTGAATACTTCATAGTAACGATATCGGGATTCTGACCTGGCGTTGCTCTTGCGTAGTAGATACGAGAATCGTCAGTGCCATACTCTAAAACTTTTTCTTGGAGGTCTGCGTCGGTATCTCCACCGGAGATGAAACTGTTAACACGATCAAACGCATGTTGTTGTGCGGTTCTGTCAGACTCTTCGTATTCATCTAAACCACGATGGTATACCTCCAATACAATCTCAAACGGAATGTTAGAAGTTTCTGATTTCTTTTTGAGACTACCATACTCTTCATAGAACCCACCAAGAATTTCTTTCTCATCTTCGGTAAGATCTTTCTTGTCAATATTCAAAATAGATTCAATAATTTCTGATTCCGAATATTCACCTTCGTCCTCTTCCTCACCCTCTTCTTCATCGTAATATTCAAGGAAGTCACGAACGGTAGACAAGTAATCAGCAGCCAAGGTGATTTTAGACAGAACCCACTCGTCGGGTTCTTCTTCCATAGTAGACAGTAACTCAATGACTGCGGTTGCATCTTCCGCAATATCAAACAGTTGCGCTTCTGCCATATCCAAACCATCGGTTTCTGGTTCGTCATAGTTTTCAATAAACAGATTGTTGAAATCCAGATCAAGTTCTTCACTGGATGTCCTGCGACGTGTAAGTTCTCGTCTACGAACTTGTGGAAGTAATCGTGCAGAAATACGAGCAATTGCTTTCTTGAACTTTTCCGTTCTTCTATCTACAGTGATTTTTTGTGCAGGAGAGAGTTTACCATAAGATTTTCCGCCAGAAAACCTTTTCTTAAACATTGTGCGAGCGCCTCTCTTAGCCCTCTTTGCGAGGCGTGCCTTGTCGGCAAATCGGCGCATTACTAATTGTTTCTGTCTCTTAATACGTGTCTTACGTCTGCGCAGTTGCATACCACGCTTGCGTCTTTGTTGGACAGATAGAGCAGCTTCTTTTTGATTTTCCATTGGAGTTTACCTTAGTCTTATCCCTGCATAGGTTTGCCTTGACCTAACTATGCGTCATAGTGTTATTTATGATTATTTAACTTTTGACTCCCATCCCCCTCTTTAAGTCATCAAATAATCGTTTAACGTTTGGTTTTGACATCGTAGATGGAACACCCTTGAGGAATGTATCAAAATCATTATTTGCAACATTCGCTCGTTGTTTGGATGCTGACATTCCCTCAACGCCTTCTGCATCTGGATCTCTTTCCCCTGCAGATACAATATTAATCTCTTTAAAGTCATAAAATCCGTGGCGGGCCTTTACGCCGTTGTACTTATTCAACAACGTTTTAAATTCGGATATCCTATCTTGACCTACAACCATAGTGACTCTTTCAAATCCTTTGCTGTATAGTGAGTTAGCAATATCAAATACATTTTTGACTTTTTTATCTAAGACAATACTCTTAGCGTGTTTTGGGAACATCTTCTTTGCATGTCCAACCTTTTGCTCATACGTAAGAGGATTCTTCTTAGCATCTTGCGAATGAGACAAATATATGTAGTATGAACTGTTTCCGGACTTTGAGGATAACACGTCCATCAGTTTACCGTGACCAACGGTAGGCGGATTCATCCTACCAAATGTAAAGAATGCTTCCTTTTCTTTTTGTTCTTTTATGAAGCCCTTAAATGATTTCATTTGTCCCAACCTTTTACGACATCTGGTGAAAAATTATTGTATGAAAATTCCATTCGATCAACGAGTTTGACAGCACCACCACTGAGTCTGTCGATAGCGACATAACCTTCAGCACCAGTTACTTTGTATCCCTTTCTAGTCTTTACAAACGTATCAAGACTTTGCAACTCATTGAGTTTGTTTATGAGTTTGAGTTTTGCAATAACCATCAACTTCTGTAATCTAAACATATCTACAAGATTAGACTTGTTTTTGGGTGAGAAGAACTTCAACAGATCATCACGTTTTTTCATTTGCGTTGACTTACCGGCTTCTGTTTTGCGCTTGTCTGCTTCTTTCTGGTATTTGTCTTTGATCCAGCGAATTAACTTCTCGGCGTGTGCAACTTCGTTCTTAATAATCTCACCACGTCTTACGTAAGTGTTATTGAACGTTTCAATGTGTTGTGCGAGTTCTTGATTTGTTTCCAACTCGCGCAGAGTAGATCCAGCAATAGATCTAAACAACGTACCAATCTCAGATAATGTTTCGTTAACACTATCTGTCTCGGATTTTGTCATTGTTGCTTTGGTAACGTCTCGTAAGAATGCGTCTTGCGACCAGACGTTTAGTGATTTCTTCAGTGATTTGACATCAACACCAAACGATGCTCGCATAGACTCAAAATTTTTTCCGGTGTATGTTGTGTGCCATACGATACCAATCTTGGCTGCACGAATCTCGGAAGATTGCTCAAAAGGAACAGCATACACGATTGTGTTAGGATGAAAAGTAACGTATTTCTTACCGTCAATGTTTTTAGTCTTTACGTCACCACGACCAAACAAAAAGTCGCCTTGAATTACCCCTTTAATTCCCAAAGCAGGTAAATATTTCAAGGCGTCTTTAAGTTTGGCAGAAAGATCACCAGACGTGTCTGCGTCGATCTCTGCGGGTGTCTTATAGACCTTGGGATTTTTGTTGAAGATTCCCTTCTTAGCAACAAAGAACTGCCCGTCCCTTGGATCAGTCCCAGCGAAGATTGCTGGTGCTCCATCCCATTTGACTGATACGTTTCCTTCCTTTTTCCCCGATAACATATCACGCATATCACGAAGTGCAAAGATAGCCTGGCGTGTGCCATTGACACCACCATACAACACCTTATCTTCGAGGTGTGTCATATGAGTATTCTTTTGTTCGGCAATAAATTGCGAAAAACCTTTCATTAGGTACTATTCCAATAACTTATCATCTATTTATAAGTTAACCGAACTTGAAATCAGAGTATTTCCTCTCCTGCGAAACTCGGGTTCCAGAATCGCTACGATCAAAGATCGGTACGTCATCATCTAGTTGACCACTGTCGTGAATGTCTTTTTGTGCTATCTGTTCTACATCATACAACTTCATCTTTGCTTTGTCAATACCCAAAACAAATCTTTTATTTGTGTCCGGGCTACTATATCTATTCTTCAACTGTTTGACTATAACTTGATTTAGTTCACTCAGTTCTTCGGTAGATATCAACGCAACCATAAAGTCAGCAGTTGCAGGCAAACCAAACGATTCACTGGTGTCCGTCAGATCAATATCAGAATTGGCATAACCACTTCGGGTAGTCTGCGTAGCACTAACGATTGGTACATCATACTCTACGGCTAGACCTCGGAGTTCTTCTGCGATAGACTTGACTAGTGTGTATGAGTTAACATTAGCACCACCACGAATACGAGACGAAGCACAAATGTTTAAATAATCAACGTAGATAATATCAGGCACAAACTGTTTCTTTATTTTTAAATCATTCAGTAGATGTTTGAAGTGTGAAGTGTTTGCTGATGCAGTAGGATATTCCTTGACAATCAGTTTACCTTTGGTTTTGTTTTTGATCTTTGCAATCTTTTTCATATAGTCGTCTTTACTCAACATAGTGAGGTCATCAAGATTAACATTCATAAGATTTGCATCAATACGTTCTGCGATACGTTCCTCAGACATCTCCAACGTAACATACAACACATTCTTACCGATAGATAAGTTAGCAGCCGCGAAGTGACACATTGCCAACGACTTACCAACACCAGTACCCGCAAGAATAATATTGAGTGTCTTGGATGGCAATCCATTCTTGGTAATGCGATTCATATAATCTAAATCAAACGGTAGTCGTTCTTCTACCTTATGATAGAACTCGTATCGTTCTTCAGCATCAGTAATGAAATCGTGACCTACGTGATTGTCAAACGAAACTGCAAGAGCATCCGACAAGATGTTGGGGATAGCACCCTTATCAAAGGTTTTTGATTGACCATCCAATATCTGAATACTATCCATGATAGCATTGTAGATTGCTTTGTCTTGACAGAACTGTTCTGTACTTTGTATCAACCAATCAGTATCTTGCGTTGACACATCATTAACAGACAACTCATCAACCAACTCTCGTGCAAGCTTGTGTTTCTCGGTAGTCAAATTTTCTATCTGATCTACTTCAATCTCAAGCGCATCAACCGTCGGCGAATTATTGTACTTCAGTATGTAATCAAATACTGTTTTGAAAACAACCTTCTCGGTACTATCTTGAAAGTATTCATCTTTTAAGAATGGTATGGTTTTACGAACGAAATTATCGTCGTACAGTAAGTGTTTAAGTATTTTCTTTTCTAAGCTCATCGTTATATCTTTCTTCTGCTTTCTCTATTGTATCAACCAAAATGGCATTTAATACTTGACTGACATTATACTCAAAGTCTTCTTTAATGTCAACATCAGAAAGAATTTGTTCCTTATTGTCTGTGTGAATATGATACTCAAATGATACTTTGACGTGATCGTTATCGTCGTCAGGATTCATGTTGACAACTCCATAAGAATATTCTGTTCCCATGAAGTTGCCATCAATCAATCGAATAGTAGCTAGTGAGTTCTTATCTTCGTATCCCTCTTTGGGGTCGATAATCACATAATCTCTATTCTCCAACATCCTCAACCTCCACATCCTCAATAGGTTCGGCACCGTACAAGAACTCACTCTTACACGCATCGTCAATCAAAGTCAATATTTCTTCAGTGAAATATTTTTCGGGAGATTCATTGATGGATTTGCCAAATATCTTTGACCCATCAGGCAACTCGTATCGTGTGGATACTTTCTTAAAGATACCATACTTCTCAGCAATCTCAAGCAAACCGTAGTATCGGTCTAGCCCGTGTTGGTAGGTAATCTTCACTTCGACTTGAGCATTCTCTTTAGTCAGACGAGACTTTTGCATTTTTACTCTAACGATATTACCAATGACCTCTTTACCATCTTTCTCTTTCTTCTTGGAAAGCATAACGATAGTTGATGCAGTGTACTTCAAACCAGATCCACCCGACATTTCTTTCATTGGAACATAAGACCCTACAACATCATAGACGTGGTTTGTTACCATAAGAGGAACACCAATCTTCGCAAGTCGTAGATTGAGTACACGGAAGGTTGCTTTGAGAATAGACGCTTTAGTCATATCTTTTGTTTCTTTACCTTCCATCGTGTCTTCCATCTCTTTAGTGGACGACAGCTGACCCAAAGAGTCAAGGATCATAATCATTGGTTCACGTTTACTTTCAGGCTGCTCAGAATAGTTCTCAATGATTTTCAGTGCAGTGTGACGAAACTTCTGAATCGTATCGGGTTCGGAGATAACAACTCGTGACGTGTCAATACCACGATCTTCCATCATACCCTTTGTGACAGCCGCTTCAGTATCAAAGTAGATAACACCGCCTGTAGGATTTGCGTCAAGAAATTGTTTGACGATCCCTAAAACAAAAAACGTTTTACCTGTTGCAGATTCACCTGCAAATGCGGTGACTTTATTGTTGGGAACACCACCGTAAATACTACCAGACAACACAGCGTTGAGTGCGTAACTACCAGTATCAATGCATCCCGTATATTCAGCAGACGCATTACCGTCGGCAAGGATTTTAGTATCCTCGTCTTTAAGTGTTTCGACGAGACTGTTAAAAAATTTAGACATAAAAAACTCCTGTTCAAGTTGGGAGTAATTATACCACAAGGAGTTTGATATGTCAAGATTTCAGTTTGTCTAGCGAGAATGGACCTTTAGACTTTCCCTGTTCCTTCATAACTTTATTAAGTTCTTCTTTCTTCATTGGTACAGGGTCAATGGTTGTTGCGTCAATATACTCATCCGGAATCTTAGTGTTAGTCGGTCTAATCTGCATTAGGGAATAGTTACCAGCAATCAATAACAATACAGCTAAGGGATCAAACACAAATATAATTATGATGATGACCCACGTAACAGCCTTTTCCAGAATCTCTTGATCCGTTTCGCCATAGACAAACGCTGCGATGTATTTGATTGG